CACATCCAAACTAAACGCTCTCCATGTGCTTTTATGCGTGATGAAAGCCCGCTGCAAATCTCGATATGTCATGTACAACTGTGTGCCCGCTCCCGCCCCCACATGCCCCTGGTTTGCCAGAGTCATCAAAGCCGCCACACCCTCCTCAATCTCCTTATTCAATACACGCAACATAGGTCCGGCGTTTTTCATTGCTTCCGAAAAGTCAAGCACCTTCGCCGTAGATTCAATCGCAGCATAAGTCAAATTGTCGGAAACCCGTTTCATTTGAATCATGTTCTTTATCGGGTCTTCCATTTCCATTCCCAACGCTCTCTGTGATTTCGTCAGGTATGAAACCGCTTGCGACATCTCCATTGTGCCCACATATGCAAATTTCTGAACGACAGGTAACAACTCCATCGCTTTCGCCGCCGTCAAACCAGCTTGACCCATTTCCCAATAACCTTTTGCAAGGTCCGTCGCCGAAGTCGCTACCTTTGTAGAAAGTGTTAAAGCTAAATCCTCCAACTCATCTCTCATACTCAACGATGCACCTTTAAGAATTGCAAGAGACTGAATGATAGCTTTGTTGAAAGAAGAAAATTCTTTGACAGATGCACGTCCGAGAAGGGTTAATGGGGCTGTAACATACAGCCCCATCCGCAGACCAAATGTCTGCATCTTCGCCGCCATTCCATCCAGACTTCTCGTCGCTTGAGACATTCCGGTGAGAAATGTCTTATTATCCAAAGTCAAATGTGCTCTCAACATGCCAAGATCAAGCTGCATAACTATCTACCCTTCACTAACCCGCTTTCACTTTTGACGGTAGATTTCTTCTTGGGTATTCGCATCCAAAAAGACTTGGCTATCGTCGTTCTTTGTTCTTTAGTCAATTTCTTCTCTTCTTTTTTCTTATCCACCTTGATAAGAAAATCAGTGATCTTTATTGACTTTGGATTCTTCGAATTTGCAGCGACTACCATTGCCGCCACCTGCGCCAAATAGTAATCCTGCTTCTCGACCTTTTCAAATTCCAACTCATCTTCTTTTCTGAAAAACTCTATCCATTTCAGAAATTCAACATACGTCGTTTCTTTCTTGCATTTTTTCAAAGAAAGATGCAATCGGGAAGCCAGCCTCATCCAAGCTTCCTCCCGATCCGTCAGTTTTTTACTTGTTCAGCCCCCATATCATTCAAACCATTTACAGTCTGAGCTTCGTCAAACAAACCTTTTTGAACGTCGTAGGGAAACTTTGCAATTTCAGCAGCCGACAATCTCACGTTATTCAAATACAGACAATATTTGAGAAGAGAGACGAACATGGACTTATAGGTTTTGATGTTTCGAATCTGGATTTTCCCGTCTGCACCAACAGCCGTCTCAATTCTATCGCTGTTCTCATCCAGATACGCCTCAATATCTTCCCCACTCGCCCGTCTCACCTCATACGTGATTACAGAATCGTCTTCTTGTTCGATAGGAACTTCGATGTACTTCTTCTTCAACGAAAATTTCACAGTTTGACTCATGTCGCATCCTTTCCAAGACATTTGCTCACATACTCACATCGGATTTAAGGGGTCTACGAGCGTCTACAGTCGATAAACTCCCGTAGACCCCTATCAGACTACCTCTTTCAATTTCCAATCGCTCAAATCGCGTTTTACGCGGTGTAAGTAGGAGCAGTTTCGACCTGACTGTCATTCTGATTGCTCGGAATGACAGTCACATTCGCCGTCCCCATCGTCCCCTCCGACAACGCATTCGGAGTGAACTCATCCACCCATCCCCAAAATACCCAAGTCGATTCATCCGGGAATGTAACGGTGATTTGCTGGTTCACACCGATCATACCCAGAATCTCATCAAGAATCGCCGGGTCATACTTGGCTGTAGCGGAGAGAGGTGTCAGTGTGACGAGTTGCTTCGGTGCTTTCGTTCTCCAAGATGTATTCCGCATCGTGGTAGTGTCATTCTCACCACCAGCACTGAATCCAGGAGGAGTGACTTCTCGCTCATAAAAATAAAGAGCAGCAGAAGCAGAAGCACTGAAAGTTACAAGGGTCGGATGACCATCGTCCAGAAAACTCATGGCTTAACTCCTTTAATTTGAATCATTCTTGTTGTTTAGTTTTTTCATTTTCACGTCAAAACCATCGAAACCAAGAAATTGCACGTAAATATAAATCTCCTTTGATCGTCAACTCCCAACGACACAACAGGGCTGGTCTGAACTATACAATTTATTCTCCAGATTTCTCCAATCGCATACGTTACACGTTCGTTATGAATGTTTTTGAAAGTATTTTCTACATCGGCCATCTTACCGTACCCAGCCGCTTCTGTCAACGCTCGAAGGGCTATTTGGATACCAAAATGCTGATCTATATTTGCCCGCATGTCCTTTCCATCAAATAACCCGGTCGTGTTATAGATAGCAGCACATTCAACTGGCACATCATTACCATCCGGCAAATGACCGATACACAATGGCCAATCGCCACCATCCTCCAATCCCATAAACAATGCAGCAGTATCAACCAAATACTTCCAAATGACCTCAGACGGCATTGTTCTGCCAATATAAACAATGGGCAGACCACCCGTTGCTTTATAAAGCGTTTCAAAATAGTGGGCTTCTCCGTTGTATACACATTTTACGTAAAATTGATATTGGATGTTGTTAGCATCGACAGTGAAATCATGCTCATAGATTCCCGTCAATGTCTTTGTCATTTCAGTATTGGCGGCAACAACAATCTCTCCGGTTCTTACCTTCCGAATCCCATATGTCCCACTCGGATCACTCAACACCACACTCGTAGCATCTGTCAAAACACCTGCCACTTTGAATGTGAATCTTGCTGTTACAATCCTTCCTTCTGCAACAACACTCGCTTCCTCCGTCGCCGTATAAACTGTTTCAAAATAGTGTGTCTCTCCATTGTACACGCATTTTACATAGAACCGATACTCCAATGCATTTATCACACTGCTAAAATCGTACGTATACGTCCCAGTCGCCGTCCGATTCATCACTGTGTCCGCAGCAATCACAGTAGCCGATGTATCCGTTCTTTGAATTCCATATGTCCCGCTCGGATCACTCAACACCACACTCGTAGCATCTGTCAAAACACCTGCCACTTTGAATGTGAATTTCAATATCGCCATTTTTTACTCAATAACAGTCGTTTCAACTGTGATGTGTGTACTGTCACCTTCCGTCACTTCTTCACAATATGAAATATGCAAACCATTCGATTCCTTCACATACAACAAATACCGCACACCACTTTCCCATGCAACAGCAGAAATCTCACATCTCCAATGACCGTCTGAAATATGCTCCCCTACACCAGCAATCTGTTCAGTTGCTTGCCATGTAGAATCGCTATTACGGAACCATTTATCAACATTATCTCCTGTTTTGGCACGAAGATAAAAATTCACAGTTCCAGAAACAATCGGAG